TATTTATCATAACCACTGAAGGGACAACCGTTGGTGGTTTTTTAGATAATAAATTGGATTATGCCAGAAAGATGTTAAAAGGTGAAATACAGGATAGCAGAGTACTACCATGGTTGTATACTCAAGATTCTACAAAAGAAATTTATGAGAATCCAAGCACATGGCAGAAATCAAACCCTAGTCTAGGAGTTATAAAACTCAATAATTACTTAGAAGACGTTATGAATAAATCAAAACATGATCTTTCAACAAGAGTTACGATGCTTTGTAAAGACTTTAATATCAAACAAGCTGATTCAGGTTCCTGGTTGTCATTTGATGATTTAAACAATGAGGATAAATATTCAATTGATGATTTACGAGATTCTTATGCAATTGGTGGTGTCGATTTATCATCAACGACTGATTTAACAGCTGCAGTACTTGTTATTCAAAAGCGTGATAGTAGTATAAAGTATGTTATCCCTCATTTCTTCATGCCAAGTGAAGTCGTGGAAAAAAGAATCAAAGAAGATAATGTTCCATATGATATTTGGATTAAGAAAGGTTTTGTGACATTGACGGAAGGAAATCAAAATGATTTTAGTCTTGTTACTCAGTGGTTTATGAAGATGATTCAAACTTATGGTATACGACCTTTGTGGGTAGGATATGATCCTTGGAATTCTCAATATTGGATTAAAGAAATGGAAGACTTAGGTTTTAATATGGAGAAAGTTAGACAAGGAATCTACTCATTGTCTGAGCCTATGAAAATTATGGAAGCAGATTTAAAAAACAACTTTGTAAACTACAATAACAATCCAATCATGAAATGGTGTTTAGCTAATACACAAGCAAAGGTTGATCTTAATGGAAACATCCAACCATCAAAGCTTAACTCGAAGTATAAGAGAATTGATGGGACTGTTGCTTTAATCATTGCCTATGTAGTTTTAAATAGATATAAAACTGATTACGAAAATATGATATAATAAGGTATATTAATCATGGGGAGGGATAGTATGGAAGTCATAACTATTTCAATAGAAAGTAAAGCTAGAGATATTGCACAAGCTCGAGCGAAAGTAATCAGAAAAAATAGTCGTTTTAGATATTTATTTGTACCTTATGTTTTAGACAATCATAAAGATCCAGAGAAATCAGTGAAAGCAAAGATTATTGTACAAAAAAAGAATCAAAGTGATAAATGGGAAGATTACAATAGTTTAAAACTTACTGATATGAATCCAGAACAGTGGTTCAATGTGGACTTGTCTAGTTCTGAGTTAGATACAATTATTAACTATTGTATAGAACTAAGAAAACATTATGCAGAAGAAGGAAAAGGTGAATTATTTAATTCGCAACGAGTAATGATACTAACGGATGGTGAAAAATCTGAAGATGTTAATGAATTTATTAAAATTCTAAAAGAAAAACAGGAAGTAAAAGAAATTGTAGCCCAAATCATGAAAGACGAATTGGATATTTATAGTGTTGTGCAATTTTTATCCCTTGACGAAAACAACAAAGATTTCATTAAAGAAATATCTATTAATGATGCTAATAGAATGTTCAATAACTTGAAAACAAAAATTCTTAACGTTAAAAATATGAGTGAAAATCTTTCAGAGTGTGATGAAACATTTTGGCAAAACTATTTCACATCAAACCCTAACATCTTATCAACAATCTTTCCTTCTGTATATCAAATAATTTGTGAACAACCATTTTTAGGTGGGAAAGCTATTGATAATAAAGGGGGTAAAGTATCTGACTATATTTATGAATTTGGTACAAGAAACTCTTGTATTATTGAAATAAAAACTCCTTGCACACAATTAGTATCTGGCTCGACATATAGGGACTCATTTCCTCCTTCAAACGCTCTTTCTGGTTCAATTTTGCAAATACGCAAACAAAAAGATAAGTTTTTAAAATCATACCATAGCTTAAAAGTTGAATCTTTAGAGAAAGGAATAACTTTTGATGCATACGACCCTAAGTGCTATTTGATAATCGGAAATGCAAGCGAACTTGATAATGCTAAACAAAAAGATTTTGAATTGTATAGAAATGGAATTAAAGACGTTGAAATTATTACATTTGATGAGTTGATTAGAAAGATGAAAATATTAACTCAGATTCAATGATGAAAATATAAGGAGAGACATCTCCTTTTTTTGTGAAAGAGGTGAATGGATGCCTATTTTTAAGAGGAAAAGTAAAACTGGATCATTTGATGCACTCCAGTTAATTAGTAATTTAAATACATTTTACACACCATTTGGATCGAACATTTCAAAGAGTGATGTGGTTAAAATATGTATAGATCGAGTCGCAAGTCAATGTGCTAAACTCAAACCAAGATTTATTAAAACTGAAAACGATAAGACAGTAACCGAGAAAAAAGGTAGGCTGTCTTTTCTTTTGAAGTATAAACCAAATGAGATCATGACACCTTACGATTTCATTTACAAGACGATCATATTACTATTGCTGAATGATAATGCGTTTGTGTATCCAAAGTTTGATAAAGATACAGGAGAACTCAAAGGTATCTATCCACTTAGACCTATCACAGTTGAAATCATCGTGGATAGTTCAGATACTTACTTCATTAAGTTTTTATTTGATAATGGAGAGTCATATATATTACCGTATGATAACGTCATTCACCTAAGACGTCATTTCGGGCAGAATGATATCTTTGGTGGAACAGGATCTACCGGAGATCACGAGGCAATCCTTAAAACGATATCTATTAATGATAGCTTACTTCAAGGAATCGATAATGCCATCAAATCTTCGATGCAAATCAAGGGTATCCTAAAGATGAATGGAATGTTATCAGAAACAGATAAGAAGAAGCAACGTGAATTATTCGATGCTGCATTATCCGAATCAGTAAGTTTAAAAGGAAGTTCAATTATACCGATAGACTTAAAATCGGAATACATTCCTTTAGATGTAGATCCGAAACTAATCGATAAGGATACACTTGAATTCTTACAAGCTAAGATTCTGGATTACTTTGGAGTGTCAGTTCCAATATTTACAAACAAATATACAGAGGATGAATACAATTCATTCTACGAGTCAACGATAGAGCCGTTAGCTATTCAACTTAGCGAGGCTTTTTCTTTGGGATTGCTTACAGATAATCAATTAGAGCGTGGAGAAGAGATCATCTTCTATAGTGAAAGATTGCAATATGCTTCATGGAATACAAAAGTAACAGCAATCGAAAAACTAATGAGTTTAGGTATTATGTCACTTAATGAATCAAGAGCGCTTTTAGGACTTGAACCAATAGAAGGCGGAAACAAACGACTACAATCATTAAACTTTGTGGATGCGGATAAAGCGAATCAATATCAGGTAGGAACGGAGGAACCTATAGATGAAAATAACAGTTAATGGAAAGATATCAGAAGATGCCTTAAAGGTTATCTTAGATACACAAAAGAAGAAAACGATTATCATTGATGATTATTGTAATAAAGAAAAACTCGAGTCACTTTTCTATAAAGACTCAGAACTTGAATATGAGTATCAAAAATTAGAAAAACAAGCAACACCAAAACCAAAGAAAGTAGAGACTCGTAAAGATGATAAAGGAAACTAGACTCGCAGATGTCACGCTTCATGAAGAAGATGACAAGATGATATTAGAAGGCTATGCATTAGTCTTTAATAATGAAACGCTGATAGGTGACGAAGAATATGGTTTCTTAGAAGAAATCGATTCAAGAGCACTATCGGAAACCAAAATGAAGGATGTTCCTATGAAGTACAATCATATGGACTCCTTTTTAATTATCGCTAGAACTAAGAATCAATCTTTATCACTAACTGTTGATAGTATTGGTTTAAAAGTGCGAGCTGAGTTGTTAGATACCAATACAAACCAAGATATCTACAAAATGGTAAGAAGTGGCTTGCTAGATAAGATGAGTTTTGCTTTTACTGTTGATGAACAAGTATGGAACCGTGAAGGTAGAATTCCAAAGAGAATTATTACAAAAATTGAAAGGTTGTATGATGTGTCGGTTGTGGATACTCCGGCATATGATGCAACTTCTATATATGCTCGTTCTTTAGAATCTATGGAGTTAGAACTAAAGGCTATGGAGTTAGTAGAGCAGGAACAAAAATCAAGCATTATCAAAAAACGTATCAAAATCAAATCACAAATCTAAAAGGAGAAAAACAATGAATTTAGAACTTAGACGAAAAGAAATCGAGTCAAGACTGACTGAAATCAGAGGTCTTGTCGATAATGAAACAGATATTACAAAACTTGAAGCATTCGAAACTGAAACGACTGAGCTTCAAGAAGAAAGAAGTGTTATTGATAAGAAAATGGCAATCGCTAGTAAAACTGAAATCAAACCAATTGTTATCGATAACCGTACTAAAATTGATAAAGAAAAACTCGAACAACGTGCAGCAAGTTTGCGTGAAAGTCGTGTGATTCAAGTATCAAGTGAAGAAATCTTACTACCTGATCACACTGCTTCAGGATTAGCACCAGTACCATTTGCTCAAGTTTCAACACTTGTTGATCGTGTAAATGTCATTAACCTAAATGGTGGAGAAACGTACAAGAAATCATTTGTTAAAAACAACGGTATTGCTGGAACGACACTGGAAGGACAACCTTATAGCGAAACAGAACCAGCATTCGGTTACTTGACAATTTCAAAAGTAAAGATTACTGCCTATACAGAAATCACAGAAGAACTTGAAAAGTTGCCTGCTATTCCTTATCAAGCTGAAGTATTAAGAAACATCAATATTTCACTGAAAAAGAAAATCAGCGAACAAATCTTACGTGGTGCAGGAACTACTAACACATTCACTGGTATCTTTAGTGATGCAGCAGTAGCATTAGCTGATAAAGCACCTCTAGAGATTGAAGCAATTACTGATTCAACATTAGATGATATTGTGTTTGCCTATGGTGGAGATGAAGAAGTAGAAGGTGGAGCAGTTCTTATCTTGAATAAGAATGATTTACGTGCATTTGCTGGACTTAAAACTCAAGAAGGAAGAAAAGTGCATACTATTGACTATGTCAACAAAACTATTGATGGTATCCCTTATATCATCAACTCTCATTGTAAAGCCATCGCTGATAGTAATACTGCGGCTGGAGAATACGGTATCGCATATGGAGCACTTAAAAATTATGAAGTTCCAGTATTTTCACCAGTTGAAATTGGAAAATCAACTGATTACAAATTCAAAGATGGAATCATCAGCTACAAAGCATCAGTATTCACTGGTGGTAATGTAGTGGGTTATAACGGGTTCCTACGTATTAAAAAGAAAGCTGCAGCTTAATAGCTGAAGCAAATTAAAAGTTTAAGAAAGGATTGATCTCATGGCGATACTAGACATTGTAAAAAAGGCACTACTAATACCTTTATCAGAATCATTTGCTGATGACGAGTTGAACACTCACATTGGTAGTTGCAAAGCATACCTGACGAGTTGTGGAATTGATCCTTCTTATATAAATGATGAATCAAATCCCATGGTTAGCACAGTGATTATTATTTATGTGAAGACGTTTTTTGGCTTTAAGAATGATGGGAGTGCAAAAGAACTACCAAAGACATTTGATATGTTGGTTGGTCAGATTGCACTAACACAAGGAGTTTCAGAAAATGTATCCTAATTCACCCAATATATCACTAAAATTGCTAACCATGGATTTGATTCAAAATTCTATTGGTTCTTCAACATACCAACTTATAAACTCAAAAGAAGTTATTGGTATAAACTTTAGCATTACATCGAACGAATACTATGAAAGTAAACGTTCAGATATAAGAATCGATATAGCACTTAAAATTCAAAGTTTCTTGTACGATGGTAGCAAATACACTGACATAGCAGGAGATATCTATAAGATTGAAAGAACGTATCAGATCGGACAGTTCATTGAATTATATTTGAGTAGATCCAAGATCAGAAAGAGTGACATCATTGATTACGCTTGATGAACTTGGAGTTGCTATATCTGAAATGGTAGAAGAATATGCGGAAGAGATTATTGGAAAACTTGAAAAGAGACTAGATCAAACTGCACAGGAAATTGTGAAGTACATCAGCACTCATGCACCAAGAAGTGGTGGTTCAAAACCATTTGCTGATTCATTCGTTGCAGAACCTCAAGGTAGTGGAATCAACAAGACGATTGTTATCTTCTCAAATGAAAAAGGAAAACTGACACATTTACTAGAGTTCGGTTTTACACACCGTAGTGGTAAGTATGTTGGTCCAAGACCATTCATGCGTCCAGCATATGATTTGTTAACTCCTAAAATGCTAGAAGATATTAAATCAATTATTGAAAAAGGTGATGATTAATGCAAGAAAAACTAGAAGTATTATATGATACTTTGAACTCCGTTTTACCAGGAAAAGTATCATATGGAACAAGAGAAGGGTTAGAAAGTGATCAAAACTATATCATTTACCAAGAACTTAGTAATCGTTCAATTGTGTATGCTGATGATAGAGTTGTTGCAAAGGTAGCTACATTTCAAGTCAGTCTGATCACAGAAAAG